TCAACGTACCGTTGATGGATGAGACTCGTGCATTCAATGGAACTGGAACCAGCAAGACTGGAACCAATTCTGGTCTTCACGGTGAAGTACACTTGACGTTCCCACAGAACTTCATTATCGGTATCAAGCGTGACGTTGTTGTTTATCGTCTGTTCCAGCCAAAGAAGGATACAATTGAGTACACTCTCTTTATCCGTGTTGGTTGTGCAATTGAAAACTATGACGCACATGTTATCGTACAGAATGTTAGAGTTTCTGGTACGTCTGCACCAGATGTAGGCTCGCTTGGTTCTTTGGGATCAAATGCAGCGGGAACTACAAACCCAGACGCTACAAGAGGTTCTTATGTAAACTTCCAGCCAGGTGTGAACAATGTTCCATCACAGGGTTCTGGATTGGGTACATTCTAATTTCAATTCAATTAAGGGTAAAGGGGACAATTTGTCCCCTTTATTCTTTTTTAATATTATTTGGTATAATGTTTATATAACGAAAGGAATCAAATGTCATTTGATACTCTTAAAATTAAAGAACTAAAAGAAATTGCGGAGTCTTTTGCAGTAGATGTGCCAGCTAAAATTTCCAAGCAGCAATTAATCCTGTTGATGGAAGAAGAAGGTGTCACATACGATGCATATAAAAGATTCTTTGAGGCGGAAAAAGTAGAGCCTGAACCAGATTTTACTCCACGCCCACCAAAGATTGAAGGAAATAATCCAGATGTTGTTTTGGTAAAAATGGATAGAGGTAACTTTACCTTCCAGGCTGGTGACTTTATGTTTACTAAGCAACACCCATTTATTGCTATGACAGCAAACGATGCTCAAGCAATCTTTGACTCATATGAAGGTTTCAGATTAGCTACACCTAGGGAAGCCCAGGAATTTTATAGCTAATTTGTTGGAGGAAGTAAGTGCAACAAATTCATAATGGAACGAATCAAACGCTCACATTAGATATTTATAAGAACGGCTACTTGTCGAATGCAGATGGATCTGTGTTTGTAACCATTACAGATGCAGATACATCTGCTTCTGTCACATCTGGGTCTGCCTTTAGTGCCCCACCAGATGGAAGGTACACGTTTGACTTGTATCCAAATTTCACATCATCAAACAAGGTAATAAAGATTAGGTGGGATTATGAAATTAACAGTGCATCTACTTTTCAAACACAATATGCTGAGATTGTAACCCCATACGCTTTAGTTAGTGATATTGTAGATTACTATAAAATTGGTCCAAGACCATCCGATTTAAACTATTACTCTGAGCATGATATTACACTTGCAGAGCAAGTTGCTAGGTTAATGATTAATAATTATACTAGCCAAGATTTTGGAACAAGATACGACTCTCAAGAACAATTTGGTAGTGGTTCAGATGCCCTAGAACTTACTGAAAGAATGCTTACAATTGACAAAGTTTATGAAAATGGTAAGTTGGTAATAGATTACACAACTGGATATAATGTTTTTGGTTATGATGTAGAGTTGACCCCAACTGGAAAAGCAATTAGAATTAAGCTAGATAATACATACGGGGATGTTCGGTATGACAATCAGGTGGATCCAACAATTTTATACTATGGGTCATTTAGAAGTCATACTAGATACAAGGTAGTTGGTCAGTTTGGATACAACTATGTTCCTCAAGATATCAAACTTTGCACAATGCTTTTGTGTGGAGATTTGTTGTCTAATGACGCTGCGTGGAGAACAAAGTATTTAAAGAAAGTTTCACTTGCTGAAGTATCCTTTGAACTGGCTAAGGGAGCGTTCAACGGTACTGGAAATGTTTTGGTAGATTCTATTTTAGATTCTTACAGAAACATAAATATGGTTGTGATTTAATTGGGAATATTTCAGTTAAATTCTTACACAAATACTTTTATGAACATGACAGCAGAAGTATACATTCAAAAGAATGTTCAGTCAGACAGTGGAGCCATGACTCGTCAATGGGTCTATGACAAAACTATTTCATGCAGAGCAATGGTTCCAGCAAGCAAGGCTGGCAGAAGCGTTTCGGATGGCAAGTCGTATGGAACTGGATCTCAAGGGTACGCTGAAAATTTAGACATAAAATTGCAGACAGAAGTTAGATTAAGTAAGCGTTTTAGGGTTTCTGGAATTACCTCAGCAAACGGAGAAAAAACTTTTTTGGAATATGACAAGATAAGTTTAGAAGATACTATTTTTGACATTATGTCTATGCACCCAGTTTTAGACCCTTTTGGAAAAATAGCTTATTATGAATGTAATCTTAGAAGGGCACAAGTTCAAAATAATGATATCATTTCAGTTTAATAACATAAATTCTTTTTTTGATGAGCTAAATTTAAAAATGGAGGGTATTCAAGAGTTAACTTCTCCAACATCAAAAACTCAGATTGCCAAAGCCGTTTTTACAATTACATCCAAGCAGTTTGTTAAGGATTTTGCCAAAGAATCTTTTGCTAATCCCAAGAAATATTTTCATATGTATGAATGGAACAAGCTGGGAAACAATAACCAGAAATTATTTGTTATCAAAAGAGATTCAGTTAATTATGGAAATTTAAAAATTGGCTTTAAGTTTAAGAAATCAAGGACACCTGTGCCAATTCCAAATATGCCTAAAAAAAATAATTCAAAAAAATATGTTTCTAAAAAAAGTATTTTTTACAATAAAGCAGAGGTTATGGAGTCTGGAAAACCAGTTTCGTTTACAACAAAACAGTATTTAGCATTCTTGTCTCAAAAAGATGGAAAAGTTCATTTTATTAGACCAAGGAAAATTGTTAATATTTCCCAGCCAGGTGGAAGATCAACCAAGAACTCTTTTGAAAAATTTGCCAAGAAATGGTATGAGACTAAAGCGGAAAAAGCAGTAATAAACTCTAGACTATTTGTGTCACTTGAGAGTGCCGTAGCAAAATCTTTGGATGGAAAAAGTAAAGACAAAAAAGCGGTCAAAGAAACAATAAGGGTGGTAACAGAAAGATATGCACAAGGAGTTACTGAATTATAATGGCTAACTATAGTATGCATCCCGTATTCGATGTAAATAAATATGTTTGGGATCAAATTAGAGAAAATGATATATTAAGCGAAAGTGATTATATTGCTGATGGATTTGATACACCATTGATTCCAGTAATCCCAGCCCAACAAATCCCAGAATTCAACAACCTGATCCCAGGTCAAACATATTTAATTTATGATTATGAAGAAATGCCAACACAAGAAAACTGGTGGATATCAAATCAAATAATTACATACTCTATTGTTTCCCCTAACTACGACAAAATTACACAGGTTATGGCTATGTTGAAAGATTTATTTAGAAGGCATGATGATTCCGCAAAAGATTTAAATAGGTATTCTGGAGTTTCTGGAATTTATGATTTTCATTACATAACAATAGATTCATCTACGTCCCCACAACATTTTTCTAATGAAGGCGGGTTTATGATGGGTGAAATAAAGCTTTATGTATCATATGCAAGACACTTAGATAGTAATGGTAGATACCAATAATTTGGCTTTTTTCCCCTTGTGAGATAAGATAGTTATGAGGAAGTGAAATTTGCTAATTTTCTAAAAAGAAAAGAGGTGAAAAAAAATATGTCAGACGTAAGAAATATTCTCGTTGGTGCTGCTCAGATCTTCGTATCTCGTGGCACTAACTCAAATCGTCCAAATACTACTCCAGGCGGAGCAGATCTAGCTTGGGGTTCAGCACAAAGTGCAAAATCCTATTTACTAGGTGCTACAACCAAATGGAGAGATGTTGGTTACACAAACAATGGATTCGAAATCTCATATGAGCCAGGATACAACGATGTAATGGTAGATCAGTTGCTTGATGCAGCTCGTCTATTTAAGTCAACCCTTAAGGTTATGCTTAAGACAGAACTTACAGAGGGTAGCCTTGAAAACGTACAATTGGCATTTGGTCAAAACGAAGATGCAGTAACAATTAGTTCTACTGGTACAGTTAATACAAACAATGTATTATCATTCTCCAGTGGTTCAGCAATTGATCCTAATAAGGTAACAATTGCTTCAGCAGGTACTGCAAGTTCTGTTTTTGCTAATCAGACAACTGTAACTCCAGTAGCAGCAAGTGCTGCAACTGCAGGTATTACTTTTGCTGTTGCTCCACAATTCAATATTACTAGAGATGCAACTGGCTCTGTAAGTTTTGTTACCCTAGTTTATCCAGGTGTAATTGCAACTAACAGCGGTGCAGCTTCTGTAACATTACCTGGTAGACTCCAAACTTATGGAACTACACCAGGAAGTGTGGGTCAGGATGTTGTTTTAGCAATTTCTGCTTCGGCAGGAGGTGCAGCTAACGCTGTTCTTGCCCTTGCAGGTGGTGCTCTTGGTGATGCTCCTATCGAGCGTTCTATTGTAGCTGTAGGTAATGCTCCATATCAAATTGGTGCAACTGCTGCAGATACACAAGCCCCTATCGAAGTTCAAGCTGGTACAACATCAAACTCTAACTACAAAGAAAGAGTTTATGTTGCTCGCAGAGTTGTTCAGGTAGATACTACATCTCATGGTCTAAAGCGTGATGCTGCAACTGTATTCCCAGTTAGCTTCCGCTGCTTGGCTGATGATGCTGATGCTTATGATGGTGCCGAATATGGTGTTATCATTGATCGTGTTTACGGCTAAAGTTAACAGCTTCGTAAATGCCCCTGAGAAATCGGGGGCATTTATGTATTTAATATATATTTTGGTATAATTCTATTATAGAAATAAGGAGGTTGCCTTGGCAACAACAGTATACGATATTGAAGAAATTCAGTTATCAAACGGAGAAACATTAGTAATCAGACCATTAACAATTAAGCATCTGAAGAAGTTTCTGGCAGTAATCAAGAAAATGGACGAGCCAGACGTTACAGATGAAGATCAGGTAATGGAAATCTTTATTGAAGCAGCAATGGTTTGCCTTGAGCAATTAAATCCTGCGCTTGCAAAAGATATAGACACATTTGAAGAAGTCATTGAAGTACCAACAATGATGAAAATTTTAGAAATTGCTGGAGGGCTAAAACTTAATGACCCAAACCTAGCGGTGGCGGATCTAGCTGGAGTGAACTAGATTTAGCCACCTTAGAAGCAGAAGTTTTTCTTCTGGGTCATTGGAAAAATTATGATGAACTGGAGTCTAGTATATCTATCGAAGAATTGCTTGCAACACTTAAAGCAATGCATGACAAAGAGGATAGGCAAAATAAATTTATGGCTGCACTCCAGGGAGTTGAACTTGAAGAAAAAGAAGAGCCTCAAATGGCTGACATTGCTGATCTTAAGGGCTGGAGAGCCAATAAAGAAGGCTTTGGAGTTGGTATGGGACTTGGTTATGTTGCGGAGGGCTAATGGCTAACAATATTAACTTTAATGTTAATGCTTATGCTAACTTTTCTCAGGTACAAACTGAGATTAGTAAGCTAAAGGCATCCATTGCAACATTACAAGCCCAACCACTTCTTGGTACATCTGGAAAACAAACAGCAGATGAAATTCAGGCAGTTCAAAAAAGATTCGATCAAATGGTCTTATCTACTCGTGCCTTTAATATGGAACTAGTAAAGTCCACAGACCACATTGATGAATTAGGATCAAGCATTGAAAGAGGAAAACTTGGTCTTCATCAATACTATGATCTTTGGAGAAATAGAAACGCTCAGGCAAAAAATCAATTAGATGACTTAGCAGATTCTCAAGCGAGAGTTGCTAAGTCATTTGTTATTCCAGATGCATTAAAAACGGGATATTCAAGAGTAATTACTAGCATCAATGCTGACCTTAAAACTTTAGGTGCAACTCAAGAAGCAATGAATATTAAAACAAAAGCTCTTAATTCCGTTATTCGTGGAATGGGTACCGAGCTTATTAATCTTGGTAAAAATACCCAATGGACAGGTCGACAACTGACAGTAGGTCTTACAGTTCCAATGGTTGCATTTGGAGCACAAGCATCAAAGGTATTTCAAGATGTAGATAAAGAGTTAACAAGATTAGCTAAGGTTTATGGAACTGGTCTTACAATTACATCTCAACAAACTTTAGATACAATTAGAAAACAAACTTTAGATTTAGCAAGGGAATTGGCTACTGCATACGGAGTAACCGCCCAACAAACCGCAGCAGCAGCTGCAGATTTAGCTGCAACTGGTTTACAGGGTCAGGAACTTATTAAGTCAACCAGAGAAGTATTGCGACTTTCAACTCTTGGAGAGATAGATCAACAAAGTGCAATTAAAGCAACTATTGCTTTGCAACAAACTTTTAAACTTTCAGCAATGGATACCGCCAAAGCAGTAGACTTTCTTAACGCAGTAGAAAACCAAACAAGCACATCGATGGGCGATTTGGTTGAATCTTTGCCAAGAGCATCTAATGTTATTAAGCAACTTGGGGGAAGTTATAAAGATTTGTCTGTAATGATGGTAGCCCTAAGAGAAGCGGGAGTTCCTGCAGCAGAAGGTGCTAACGCAATCAAGTCTGCAATGGCATCGCTTATTAATCCAAGCAGAAGAGCTACAGAGTCTTTTAGCGAGTTCGGTCTGAACCTTGAAGCAATTACAAAAAAGAATTCTGGCAATCTTTTGTTAATGATGAAAGATTTACAAGTTGCTTTAGACAGTATAGATCCGACAGACAAGGCAAGACTAATTGAAAACATATTTGGAAAATTTCAGTTTGCGAAAATCACAGCACTTATCAATAATTTAGGAACTGCGGGAAGCCAAACCGAGCAAGTGTTTAAACTTTCTATGGCTTCATCAACACAGTTAGCTGCTATAGCAGCAAAAGAACTTGAGAAACAAGCAAACAGCGTTTCTGGTAGATACAATAGAGCAATCCAAGAGTTTAGGTCGCAGTTATTGCCACTAGGTGAGCAATTTACCAAGTGGGCTACCAAAGCAATGAACATATTTTCTAAGCTGCTTGAGGTAGTAAATAAGTTCGGGGCTTTAAAAAATATTTTAGTTGGGGCACTTGGAGGGGCAGCCATAGTCGGTCCCGTACTTATGCTTAGCGGTTTGATGATTAACCTTGTTGGATCATTAGTTAAAGGTGCTAATTTCTTCAGAATGTGGAGACAAGGTTTTAAGGGAATTGGAACAGAGGCATCTGGCTTAAAGGGAGCATTCCAAGGTATTCAAAACTATTTTGAGATGATTGATACAAGTTCTTTGGCAGCATCTCATAATACAGATATGCTTGCACAAAATGCAACAAATGCTACTCAAGCATTTGCTATTTTAAATAGAGAAATTCAAAAGCTTTCTGAAAACCTCCTTGACATTGCTGGTCATCCAATTACTCCATATATTCCTAACACTAAATATGCAACAATGTCTAAGGATGAACTTACTGCCCTGCATTTATATGAAGCAGATTCAAAGCAGCAAGGTGGAGAAAGACCACACTATACTTCTAAAGCAGAAGCATTAAAACAATATTATGCTAATCCTTCTGCTACCCCCCAACTACAAGCAGTTGAGGCTAGTTACATCACTAAGCATGGACCACAAGTGGGTGCAGAAAAGTTTAAGCAATACTTTGAAGAAGGTCAAATGTCACAATATGGCATGGTTCCTCAAGGTTCTGCAGCAGGTCTTTTGCAAAGAAGATACGGTCAAGAAAATGTTATTTATGGAAATGCGGGCGGTCCTTCAAGAGATGAAATTTTTGCCAGAGAAACTCAAAGACTTATCGACATTCATGACCAAATTATTCGTGGAAAAATTAAAGATGAAGAATTAGCAGGAGAAGAATTAACAAGAATTCTTGGATTTACAAGTCAAAAGGGTCGTCAATTAACAGATGCCCAAATTGCAGAACTTGAGATTATCATTGATAAAGTCGTATTTGAAGCATCACAGGTTAATAAATCTGTTGTAGATAACCTTGTTGCACAAAAAACTCTTTTGTCTGGTTCTGAAACTGCTATTGATGAGTTAAATGCTCAAGTTAAAAGAATTATGACAAGTGGAGATTCACAATCTCGTGCTGGAAGAGTTTCCGTTGCATGGCAACAATTTGTTGATACATTATCGGCAAACGCTGTTAGAGAAATTAACAATTATCGAGTTATGGTTACATCTCAGATTTCAGGTGCAGCGACACCACAAGCAGCACTCATGGCAGGAAGAAACCTTGAAGCTGAAATTGCACTTACCGCTTCAAGGCAAAGTAAATCATTTGCAGAACAATTGGGTCCTGGAGAAACGATGGGGGCACAGAGATTAAAATCTACAATTGTAGGCTTCTCAGGACCAACTAAGAAATTACAATCGGGAGGCTCTGCCTGGGTCCCAGGAACAGGTGATGGAGATAAAGTTCCAGCCATGTTGGAGCCTGGGGAATTTGTTGTAAATAAAAATGCTGCTAAACAATATGGTGGAGTCCTTCATGACATAAACTTTAATAGAGCACCAAGATTCCAAAATGGTGGAAGAATCCCAGGATTTATGTTCGGTGGATATACAGATAGAGACGGCAATAAATTATCTGCATCAGATATGGATTCTATTCCAACAGATATAGCATTCAAAATGCTACAGCAAGTCTCACCAGAAATGATGAAAGAGATAGGTGTAAGAACAAGAAATGCACAAAAAGGTGACACTTGGGAATTAAAGGGAAGCAATGGACTGCTTATTGGTGACACGAGAAATGCATCAAGAATTTCCATAAATTCCGATTTAGATCAAAATGGAGTAAGCCCAAGAGAATTTTTAAAGGCTGCTATGAGTGGTTCAAGGAGTACAAACCCTGGGGAACAAATGGCTCTCAGGGGGACACACTCTAAATTTTTAGACAAATTACTTGAAATTGGTGAAATTTCTAAAGAACGGCATAGATCTGCCCTTAGAGATTTTGATAGAAGATACATAACAGAACTTCTTGCTATGGAATCATCTGGAACCCTTTTGACCGATAAAAATAATCCTTTAGCAAGAATACAATCAGAAACAATAGCTTCTCTCAACATTCCAGACGCAATTGGAGCATTCCGACAATGGACAGAAGAAAAAGTAACTATTTCAGCAAAAAATAGAGACTATGCAGATAGAGGGCGTGGTGGACCATCAACTTCGCCAAGAGGAGCTAAATTACTTTATGGCAACCTTGCATTAGAAATGTCAGCATTAGAAGGATCAAAAAAATCTGGAACTTTATTTGCTCATGCAATTAATAGAGGTTTTATAAATAATATACTTGCTTTAAAAAATGGTGGAAATGTTCCAGGATTTGTAAGTGGCGGTCAAACTGTTGGGGATATTTGGGGCGAGGGTCAAAGAACATTTAGAGCAGCACAATGGCAGGGACCAAGACTACCCATTGATTATGGATTCCAAACAAGAACTCCAGAACTTAATCGTCATCCATTTTTTGCAACTAGAGAAGAAGCAGAAGAATATGTAGCAACAGAAGTTGCAATGAAAAGTCTTTCTGGTACAGAAAAAAGTGAACTAGCCTCTTTGCGTGAATTTGTAAATGATGAAACAAATCTGAATTATCTTGCTAGTGTTTGGCAACAAAATACATCAGCAATTAGAAATAACCCAAAAAGATTAGAAACTCTATTATCTTATTTTATGCCACTCAAAGAAGCAATGACTTTGAGAAGAAAAACTGTTCTTGGTGTTCCAGGAGAAATGCCAACAGAGCAACAAGTTTCAATTTTGGATGCCCTTTCCTCTGGATCTTATGAAAGTATTATCGGAAAAAAGATCAATCTTACTGGAAATCCATCTGCTTACACAGAATGGGGATTTGACTGGCTGCAAGGTAAAGATTTTGAGGGTAATGCACAGCAACGAGAGTTTAGAGAAAACCAAGTAATAAAAGCTAAAGAAAAATTAGGAAGTGCAAAAAGACAAGTTGAAGCTTTAAATGATCCAAACCCTCAGATAGCTGCTATGTCTAAAAGGTATTTAGAAGATAGATTTAGGGGCTGGCGCAGTGGGGTCCCATTTGAAGAAAATATAGCAACATACTTGAATATGCATGAAGAGGCGATTGTAAGCGCACAAGCAGATCTTGCAAAGGCTAAGCCTATGGGCAGAGAACCAAGAGACGTTATGTTCCAAAGAACATTCAAGCCAGGAACATCAATGCTGGATATTTCCGCAGTCAACCCTAATGAAAAATATCGGGGCATTCCACTTATGGAAAGAGAATGGATTACTGGTCCAGGAAATCCAACAATAGAATCTGTTTCTCAAGCATGGTTTCCACCAAATAAAATGCTTGGTGGTCAAAGAGCGTATCAACATGCAATTGAAAATAACCTATTCCCATATGTATTAAATATGAAACAGCGTGGCGGTATTCAACATCTTGCACAAGGAACTAAAGATGATGAGTATAACCTACAGGAATTGGCAAACACTTGGCAACAGGGTCCAAAAGGCATTAGAAATTATCCAGACAAACTAGAAGCATTATTACGTTTCTTTACTCCAATTAAACAAGCAATGACCCTGAGAAGAAAGTCAATGCTGGGAGTTCCTGGAGAAATGCCAGATGCTCAACAAATTGCTATATTAAAAGCACTTGAATCTGGAAACTATGAATCAATACTTGGAAGCAAGTTTACTTTAAATGGTAGACCATCTGCATATACTGAATGGGGACCAGAATGGTTAATGGCTCGTGAATTCCATGATTACCCGCTCAAAATGCGTCAAGCAGGAAATATGGTATCTAACGCTCAGTCAGAGATAGAAAATTTGGAGCGTTTTGTAGCAAATTTGCAAAGTCCAGACAAAGAAACAGCTAAATTTGCTAGAGAGCAACTTGTAAAAAGAAATTCTGTGTTCAAGTCAGCTGAAGACCTTACTCCAGAAAATATAGAAAAACTTAGACAAGCCAAGCAAAGAATGCTTGAAATGCAAATTGAATCACAAAAAGCATTGTCACCAATGGGCATGAAGCCAAGAGATGTAATTTTCCAAAGACTATTTGGTGCTGGAACACCAATGCTAGATATAACTTCTGCTAATCCAGGAGGAAAATATCGTGGAACAAAACTTATGGAAAAAGAATGGCTTGCAAATCCAGGAGAACCAATTTTAGAATCTATTTCTCAGGCATGGATACCACCAGATAGATATATGGGCGGAAAACACTTATACCCAGAATGGGTAAGAAATCTTCCATATGTTCTTAATATGAAAAAGCGTGGCGGAACAATTCGTGGATTCCAAAGTGGAGATGAGGTTCCTCCAGATAAAAGAGGCAAGTTCTACGATTCAGATATTTCTCCAGAAGAAATGTTTAGTGCTGGAATATCCGCATGGATTAATGGAGAATGGTGGGGAAAAAGAGATAAACTAAATAAGCAACCACTCCTTGACCTTATGAGACCTATTTCAAGAGGCAAGCAGGACATGATGAGAGCAACAGTTCTCAATCCAGGAGTATCTTACGAATTGCCAAGCAAACAACAAAAAATGTTAATGGATGCAGTAAGAAGTGGTAACTATGATGATATTTTTGGCAAAGAAGTTGATTTTAGTAGTGTAACATCTTGGTCATCAATGCGTGACGAAGGTTCTGGTCCTTATGGGTTTATGGGAATCTATAGATTTATTTTGCACGAGATGGATAGAATTCAGTATGCAAAGAAGATTGCTGGTCCAGACGGACAATTAAAGTCAAGTAGGTTAGGTCCAGAAGGTGCTATGGGAGCATTCTTCCGACTTATTTCTGGGGATAAAACAATAGGAAGAGATATTTCTTATGGAAAGATTGGAAACTACAAAACCCTGCTAAACGAAATTCTTCTTGGTGCAACCAGTGGTAATATTACTGGAATTTCTTCAGACTTAAAAACAAGAAAGCCAATATTCCATGTACAAGGTCATCAAAAAGGTGGAATTCAAAAATTAGTTAAGGGTGGAGTAAAAACACCATTTGAACAAATTATAGGAAAAAGAGCACAAAGAATGGGTGCTGAAAGTCCAGGTCGTGAATTTATTCCAGTAACCCCTGATGACATTTTAGGTAGTCCACTATATCACGGAGATAAAACTGGTGCACTACCATCAGAATTAGGTTCTAGAGGTGCTGTTCAAGATAATTGGTTCCAGGGAGATTTCTTTACAACATCAAGTCAGAAAATAGCAAGCCAGTATGATCGTGCTGGAGTAAAAATGGTATCTAATATTCCAGATCAACAAAGAAAGCTTATAAATTTGCTTGAGGGTGGTCCAAGCATCATGACTCAGAGTTCAAGTTTGTTTAGATCTATTTATATGAACTTTATGAAGGGCGGAAGAAATAGATTAAAAATTCAAGATCCAAGAGCAGCTAAATTCCATAATGATTACGAATATGCTTTAAGAGACATAGCTTGGAGTACTCCATATGGAGATAGATCCCTTGAGTCAGAACTGAAAAAATTTCAAGCTCGTCAAGATTTAGTTAGTAATAGTCTCGCTAAAATTGGAGGTAGCCCATTAGAATTTAATCGTGCTTTGGATAGATATAATAATTCCAAAAAAATTCCTTTAAAATCAAAAAACCCTGTAGAACAGATAGCACTTGATGCAGTTCATGCAAAAAGAGAAGAAGCAAAAATTCTCAGAATTGGTCGAACAATAGAAATGAATTATAGGGCTGGGAATTTTGAAGGTGCCTCCGAAGAAGATATTAGAAAGTTAAAAGAATTAAAAGCAAGAAAAGCCCCACATAAATTCTATAATACCTATGCGGATGGTTTTGTTTATCAAGAAGGAATGCTGGGTCGTCATGGAAAACCAGCAATAGGATACAGAAGAACTGAAATATTTGAAAATAATGATGTTCTTAGAAAATCTTTGTTACAAAATGGTTATACAGGACTAGTGCATACAGGAGGATTAGCCACACATGGAGATCCACATAATGTTGCAGCCTGGTTTGATCCAACAGGAATTAAAACAAAGAAACTTCAACAAGGCGGAAGTCCTTGGGTTCCAGGAAGCGGAAACGGAGATAGAGTACCCGCCATGCTTGAGCCAGGAGAATTTGTTGTTAATAAGAATGCAGCAAAGCAATATGGAGGACTCTTACATCACTTAAACTGGAATGCTGCTCCAAGATTTGCTACAGGCTCTGGAGAGCCAGGAAAAGAAACATTGTTTGGGGGGATTGTTAATAAACTCTTTGGTCCACTAACTACTGGTATGCAAATGGCAGCAGGTGCCGAAAGGTCAAAAGCAAATCGTGGACAAACAAGAGAAACAGATCCTACTAAAATTGTTGCTCAAATTACTGTAAGTGCAAAAGCATTTAAAGATGGAGTGGATTCTATCACTACCCCAATTGATGCTATGAGGCAGCAAGTTGTTAAAGCAGAGGTAGGACTACAAGATTTAGCAACTAGCATTAGAGCAACTTCAGGTGCAACAGCACAATCAGCAAAAGAGGCAATAAAAGAAAGAAAACAAAAGGTAAAAGATTCAATTCCAACTAGAGATACAAGTCTTCAAGGGCAGGTAAGAAAACTATCTGATGCTGACAAAAAGAAATGGATTTTTGGTGCCCCAAATCCATTAGAGCCAGAGGGTCAAGATCAGCGTGGATTAGTTCCAAAATATGAAAAGCCAAGCAAGATGGGCAACCTTTTGAGTAAGGCAAAGGGTCTGACGGGTATGACAGGAAGTCCTGGATTTAGTATGGGCGGAATGATGGCTGCACAAGTAGCAGCTCCAATTATTAGTGGAATTGCCAATAAAATTGTTGGCGATAATCAAATAGCTAAGGGTGCAGTAAATACTGCTACACAATGGGGTTCGATGGGAGCAATGCTTGGTCCAGAAGGGGCTATTGTTGCAGGTGCAGCTGGAGCAATTTTTGGTGGCGTAACATCGTATATGGCTAAAACAAAAGCAGAAGCCAAGCAAGCAGCAGATGCAATTAGCGTGTCAACTACAACTAGCACAGACGCATTAAAAATACTGGGAGTAAGAATTGGCGATTTCTCCAGTGCAACAGTTTTAGCAAGTAATGGTCTGCAAAAACCAATTGACAAAATGCAAAAAATAATTAATGCCTTGGCAGATTCAATTAAGGGTGCGGGTGATGCTGAAACGCAAAACGCACTAAAGAATCTAAAAGAAGGAGACCAAACTCAAAAAACAAGTCAACTAAAAGATGTTTTCCAATCAACTCTTATGTCTACAGGAAGTCAGGCAAAAGCAACACAAGCTGTAAAAGCCTGGATGAAGGCATCTGGAATGGATCTAGCACAGCAAGGATCAATTTTATCATCAAAAGAATTTGATCCAGCTGGAAAAGGAAGAACTGGAAATGAACTTTCATCCCTACTTGGAAGAACTGATCAGAATAAAAATGCGGGAGCAAATGTGTTGTTTCAAGCATCAACAACAACAGATATAAAAACATTTTCATCTCAACTATCAAAAGCTTTTACTTCTGGTAATTTAAATAAAATTAATAATAGTGGAGTGGCATTTAATCAGTTTAATAATCAAGTTCGTGCAACAAATCCAAGTTTAGCAACGCTCAACTCTCATCTTTTTAAATCTGGAGCACAATTAAGCACTATTGCTAAAGTAGATGTATTGGCTGCAAACGGTTTTAAAATGACAGCAGGTCAAGCAGAGTATCTAACAAAAAATCTAAAAATGTTAACTGCAGTAACAGATTTAGCTTCGGCTGCTCAATCAGTTCAAATTGGAGCACAACCATTCATTGATAGAATGTATAAAAAGGATGAAAACTGGGCAAAAACAAAGCAAAAAGCTTTGAAGGATACTACAACTCAAATTAATAATCAAATTAAAGCTCAAAACAATTTTATTAAATCTCAGCAAAATGGAATTAATGCAATTCAAAAAGAAATTGACGCTAGACAAAAATTGTGGGATAAAAAACAAGAAGGTATTCAACAACAACAAACATTGGACAATCTTGCTAAAAATGTTAATGAAGCTCAAGCTTCTGGAGATTTAATTGGGTTGGCACTTGCTCAAAATGCCTACAACAAAGAATTAAAAAATGAAAGAGAATTAAAAGAAAAGCAAGCTAAAGATGAATCAGATCAGAAGAGAATTGCAAATCTTCAAAGTGCTATAGATAAAGCAAATGGAGTGATTGATACATTAAATGAAAAATTAAATACCGCACAAACAAAGTTTGATGACACTGCAGATAAATCTACAAACTTTGGAGAAACAGCAGAAAAAGCAATAGAGGCAGTTAGAGATGATGTTGCTAATGGAAAAATTACAGATGAAAAAACTTTACGAGGAGCATTACATAAAGCTGGATTAACAGCTGGAGAAGTAGACACCGCATTTGCAAATATAGATAAAGATGGAAACTTCCAAAAAATTGTAGATAATGCAACGGTAATTAATAAAGCACTTGTAGGTGTAAAGGATGGATTCCAAAGGCAGGTTGCTTTAGCATTAATGATGGGTGGTATGGACGCAGATAAAGCTCTTAAACAAGCTGGACTTGCAGCAATAAACAAAACTTCTGTAACTCCAAAGGGTGGGGCTACGGTTGTAGCAAATGGAAAAACTTGGGTTTATAAAGATACAAAAACGGGAAGGTGGAGTGATCCCAAGCCAAACGAAGTGACTGAGGATAACTGGGAAGGTGTAGGTTGGTACCAAACTCAAATTTCTCCGCCCGAATTTTCAACTAGACAGCCTAAAGGCAAATTTACACAAGGTAAGGGCAAGTATGCAACTGGAGGATATATCTCTGGTCCAGGTGGTCCAACATCAGATATGATTCCAGCAATGCTTTCTAATGGAGAGTATGTGGTTAAAGCATCCGCAGTTTCACAATACGGGACACAATTATTAGATTCAATTAATAATAAAAAATTTGCAACTGGCGGTCTTGCAAGAAATTACGCAGTTGGCGGGTCTGTAGGAGATAATAATAATACCTCATTTAGTGACAATTCAGTGTATAATATTAATGTAACTGCGAACACTAATGCAAGCGCAGACGATATTGCCCAAACAGTAATTAAGGCAATTCAAAGACAACAGAACGCTTTGACAACAAGTAGAAACATGGGGAGTATGAGATAATGCCTTATTATTCAGCATCTGCTGGTTTGGCTGTTGCCACACAATCTGCATCCACTACATTTTATTTTCTAACCGATCATAATAGACAACCAATCACCATCGATAATGAAATTATTGAAAAATCTAACAGAATGGCAGATGGAACGATGAGAAAGTTTGTTGTTGCTAGAAAAAGAAAGGTTAATGTATCTTGGAGTCAATTAGTTTCGGGAACAGAAAAGCCATATTATCCTGTAAAAAGCGGAATTCCAGCATCAGCTGCTTGGGGAGGAAATACAATTACTGCAGATGGTTATAAGGGTGGTGCTTGGGTTAAATCATTTTATGAACAAAATGTTTTTAAGCCAATTGTATTAAAAATTACCCACTCTATAGATGACTATACTAAAAATTCTGCCAGTTCCTTTTACCCATCTCCAAGTTCGACTGGAGAAACCATGACATGCTACATAACTAGTTTTAGTTACGACATTACTAAGCGTTATACGCTAACAGACCTCGTTGACATCAAGATGGAATTTACGGAGATTTAATGCTAGGCAGTGCGTCAACCCAACAACTATTTGCTTCTGCCAACTCTATTGGAGTCATTCCTCAAGTATGGGGGGAATGGAATTACAACTCCTTTATACAACCATCAATCACTACATCTGGCTCTGCATCAGAATTAATAGATACCCTTTCCTTACCTCTGAATGAAGTAACTTCTTGGACAAAAAATTCTGATGGAACAATAAATGCAAAAAGTTCCGATGGTAGAAATACAGATGTAAACTCAAGTGGGTCATCAATATCTCTTGTCATTGCAGACTCTTCAAGTTCTGCAAACTTTTATGTATCTGCAACATCACCATTTTCTACTCTTACCAGCTCAGGCAGTAATGGGTATTACAAGTTATCTTTTTATGTGAAGGTTGGAAATTTGGTTTCCACTTCTGGAACTCCAGATATTGTTTCTGGCTCAAGTGTATCCATTAGTACCAATGGTTCGGGATCAATTCCATATTACTACAGAATTGTTTCTATTGGATCAAATGGTCAAACTTTTGGACCAGACACTATAAATAATTATGACTCAGCATCTATACTTTCTTCAACAACAGCAACGCATACTTTAATATGGAATGATGTAAATAACGCAACAGCGTATAAAATTTATAGAGCTAATAATTTGGGGGAGATCCTATTCCTTGACGCAGTTACTACAGCTTCATATAAAGATTATCAAACTAAAACTCCCCAGTATTTAGATAATGATTTTTTTAATACAAATATAAATCTTGTTCCATCCATAGAATTGCATAATGATGCTCAAGAAACTGTTGCAGTTTATCAAACTTGCAAGGTTTTTGAATCTACTAATGCAAATCCTTCAAAACTATCCAACACTATAGATGTTAATTGTGAAAGATGGCAAAAAGTTGAAATGTGCTTTGGCGTAAACGAGTCAGATACAAATAATTATTTTTCAAAGTTTGCCCTTAATCTAGATATTTCCGCAAAGCACCAAGGTGCAGAACTTCTTGTTACCGATTTTAGTTTGTATAAAATTACAGAGTTTGATTTTAGAAACCAACATCTTTTTCCAACGCAATCTGCTTTTTTACCAACTAGACCTGGAGAAGCATTACTTCATCCACTAATTCCATATTCAGATACAAGGGTAAGACGAAGAGGAAATGAAAATGCAAAACCTGTAAGCTTCCTAACAAGAGCAACTGACAATCATGGAGAAAGCACTTTTCCTGTATACACGGCTGTCCCAGATGAAGATAATAAGTTTAAATTATACATATCATCTAATTGGGCATCAGAGCCAAATTCCCTACAAGCTATCTATGATACATATTTATCTGTAAATAAAATAGTAATCAAGCTTGACCAGTCTCACGCATCTTTTAATGCTGGATCTTTAAGAATTTATAGCGGGTCATTAAATAGCGTAACATCTGTGACTCTATCAGCATCAGACTTCGATGCTCATGGAATTGCAGTTCTTTATTATAATGGGTCCTCCTGGTCAACAACATCTTGGTCAAGACCACCAACGCTAAATAGTGACGGAACTTTGGGAAATTTAGTAAAGGATCAAGTAAGAGAATTGCGACTAATTGCCACATCTCTGTCCGATGGAAATGTGTATAAATCAGACAGTCGTTTAAGAGTAATTGAATTGTCTCCTAGATTAGAATTAGATTTAAGTAATTATGTAACACAGGTTAGTTGTAAAAAAGATTTAGTTAGTACGCAATCAAGCGGTTTGCCATTCTCATACATTAGCGCAAATTCTGGCACAATTGATTTTTCAAACATTCCTTCATATAGAAGTGATAACTTTGGAGCAACAACATTCGAAAACAGTTCAAAAAAGTCTGCATTCTACAATTTGATGAGGCAGGGAGTAAAGTTTACCGCCCTACTTGAGCCATCATCATATGAAACAAATCTCAAAGAAACAATACCGCTCTTCGTAATGTATTCCGACTCATGGACTATTTCGGACCTAGACTCAGTTTCCGTTGAACTATATGACATTAGTAAGCTATTTATGATGGGATCGGACTCTATGCATTATTTTGCATATGACACAGATGTTGTTAGCGTAATCAAAGAGCTTCTGGATTATTCTGGGTTCAGTGATTATGACTACAATGGTCTTTATCAATTGCCAGAAATTAATGCAAAAGTTTCTGGATTTTGGACAGATGAGCAAAAAACAGTATTTACAAACTTGCAAGAGTTTTTGTTGCCCAATCAAATTGCTGCATCAATAGATGAGTATGGAATACTTAGGTTTGACAGTATTTCTCAAGTTTTTAATAAGTTTGGGTCTAAAAATTTTGCTGCAGATTTTGCTATTACGGATCATTTAGTAACAGGTATAGGATCTTCAAGCTCTAACTATATTGCTAACATTATTCCAGATAGCTTTTCAGAGAATATTAGTCAAAAAATTGGATCAATTGTTGTTAACTACAAAACACCGCTTACATTCAGAAGTAATGTGGATAAGAAAAATACAGCAACATCTTTAATTAAACCAAAGGTAAATACGGTAGATGCCCCACATTCTGTGTGGAAAATGAAAGAATCTGATGGGTTATCTCAATTCTTTCTTAATAAGTCAGTTTTAAGTACAGATGACTCTCTTTCAGTTCCAATTGGTTCAATTACAACTGTTAAGAATGCAGATAAGACTATTACCACTAAAATTGTAAACGAGGGTTCTTTTGTAGGTTCTAGAAGAACGCCAGCAAAAATGTCTGGTGACTTAATAATAGGATCTGAAATTGTTGGGTATTCTGGAATTGAATATGTGATCGTTGATTCTGCAAACAAAGCTAATTCTGTCACAAAAACAATTTATGATCTTTCCGACTTGGATTCGGCTATTTCAGATTTTCAAATATACAATACAAGTGCATCTTTTGGAAGCACATCATCTGTACAATTTCAGCCAACTGGAAAGTTAATGAATGTGGTAAGGGGAAAATATGGAACAACTCCAGAATCTCACATTGTTCCAACAGTTACCGCTGAAACCCCTTTTAGATTTTTTTCAGCAATGCCAGGAAATTCGGTATTAAATAATATAAAGGTTTACAAGGCTACTCAATCTATTGGTAAGCATAAAGAAGCCCCACAGGGAATATTAAAAATTTCTACAAGTTATACAAATTCTTTATCTATTGCTCAAGTAAAAACAAAAAAACAATCAGACTTTGATTTCTTTTCTTTAAATTTTGCAGTGGATGAGGGCGGTGGAAATAATGTGACTGGCTATATCAATACAACCACTCAGGAACAAATTTCTGTATCTGCCTATAGCAAGTTAACCCAACATCAAAAAACAAAATATAAAAAGAAAAAAGAGTTAAGACCTAATGATTCAGCATTTGGAATGATTTTTAATACAGCAAGTGCAGCAGGAGTAACTCAAACTGGTGCTTTGTGTATAGAAATTCAACAAATTACTGGTTCGGGAGATACAACAAATAAGATTGTTGCTTACAAACTTTCAAGTCCTAGCAAACTGTTAATTGATGAAAAGATTGATTTTTCTAAATTTTACGGACACAACGCTTATAGTCCAAACTTGTTTGACGGGGATCCACATAGTTTTAATGTTTTCTTTCATGGTAAATACATCGTTGTTTCAATAGATGGATATACCAAAAAATATGACTTGGCTGGAGCAAATGAAACTTTCACCCCAGCACAAAAACTTTCTTTTGGTGCTTATATTAGACCTTTAGAAAGTTCTGCACAGACATTATTGATTTATGAATTGTATGCAGCCAATTACAAAGAAAAAGATTTGGATCACAACGTAAATAGGCATTTTACATCAATGCGTTATTTAAATAGCTTAGTTGAAAAAGTTCATGAACCATATTCATATTTTCAATATGCTAGTCCACCTTTAGCAAGAGGAATTAATTTTTATGATGTTAAGCTTGAGAGTGCTCCTATATTTACTCAAGCACCAAAAACTGTAACTATTCAAAAAATTGCATATAATAACCCAGGATCTGATTGGACTACTTTGCAACCAGTTAAAAAAACTGATATATCATATTCAACTCCAAAGGGTTCGGCATTCCAGCAAAAATTTGTCTTAGCCCATGATGGACCAATTGGTCAAGGGCTTGTCATCCTGAACACGGGTGATTCACAATCTGGAGATATCTCAACGTCTCTTAATTTGCTTGCAAACAATATGTATCTTTCAGAGCAAAAAACATTAACTAGGGTAATAGATAGTAATTATACAAACAATACCATATCGCTTACTATGGATTGGGCAAGAGATATTAATCAGGTAGAAAAAACATTATCAAATATCATTCGTGCAAATTCTGGATTTAATATAGATTATAGCATTAGAGTTTTTGGAAACCCACTTATTCAAGCTGGAGATTTTGGTCAAATCACATATAATTTAAAAAGGCTCGGCTCTGACCCGTCAGATTCGTCAATAACACCATTAGTTGGACTAATTACTTCAGTAAAAAGCACTTATAGTGGGGGGTTAGACTCTACAGAATTAACATTCAAACCGATGATAATCTCATAAATGGTATAATGTATAAAATGGAGGAACAAAAGATATGATAGAACGCCCAAGTGATATTTCTACAAGATACACCAATCCCAATTCTATTTCACGGGGAGCAAGAAATATTATTACTACTACCGACCCAAGAAACAATGCCTTATACCTTTTGTTATATCCAGATACAGTAGTTGTTGATGAAGAAAGCTTACCAAACCAACCTGTAGATGAGGATCTTGCGACAGAAAGTACATTTTATCAAGAAGGATTAAGTCCAGAATATGACGCATATACTGCAACTCCAAACAATCTTGTTATGGCAGGTCAGGCTATTCTAGATACTCCAGAAAATTTATCAGTGTCCTCCGATAGTTTTATTATTGAAGATGAAACTTCATCTAGTTCGGATGGAACAATAAGTTATTTGGCAACCCTAACCTTTGACGATGTTCCTGGGGCATCAAATTATGAATATATTATTGGTGCGGTGAATTGATGAGTATAAAAGGTAAGTACGTTTTTAGTTCAAACGGCGAAATTTTATTTGAGGGTGAAAATATTATTACTGCAAACGGACTATTGATGATAAATAAATATCTGGCAAACTCTTCTGTAGATTGGGCTGGAACTCTTGCAATTGGTGCACTAGGTACTACGTCAGCATCTACTGATACAAGGCTTGGATATGAAGTTTATAGGACACCCGTTACATTAAAATCATACACAACTACTGGAAGTGTTAATCAAATAGCAATGAAAGCAACACTGGATCCAAGTGTGGTTGCAAAAATATATGAGGTCGGAATTTTACCACTAAGTCATGTTGTTGGTTCCTATAAGGACAATACACTCCTAACTAATTTTTCCGAGCAAGATCCAATGGGACTATGGCAAACTGGAGCATCGGAAGCAACAATGGCTAGTGCTACCTATAGTAGTGCTAGTTCTCGTGTAGGCAAATATAATGTTTCTGCATCAAATACTAGTGTAACAGTAAAGTACAATTTTTATCAAAATTTGTCTACATTTAATACTAGCGATTTTCTTCAACTTCTCTATGCTGTAACTGCATCTGGAACAAGCCCATCACTTACAATTACACTTTCAGATTCAGCAAGTAATACTTGGACCTCCCAAACAGTTGTTTTACCAACTACAGCTTCTGGATACTACACAGCATCATTAACAATGCCAAACGCCCCAACATCTGGATTTACCTATAATCTAAATAAGATAAAATTAAGTTTAGTTGGTGGAACTGGATCAATTCAGTACGATGCTCTTAAATTTATGTCTGGCGCAACATTACCTCCAGAATTAAAACTTGTTAGTAGAAAATCTTCTAGTAGTGCAATTATGACAAAAACGGCGGGTCAGCCAGTAGATATTGAATACTATTTGACGGTGACATAATGGCTAGTCTTAATTTAACAAAATTAAAGCCAGGAAAAACATATGTTGTTAAGGTAAGAGCAGTAGACGAAGACGGCAATTACTCACAATATTCTTTTAATTATTCTTTTACCGTTCCCGCTACCAAGGCAGATGGAACACAACTAACATCAACCAATAACACAGTTGTTACAGCATTGGCAAGAAGTTCATCAAGCGTAACTGGTGGTGCATTGACCGCTGGAGGTCTTGACGCAAATGGAATATCTTATGCGGGCAAAGCTCAGTTATCAGAATTGTGGAACGGTACCGCAAGTGCAATTTCAAGTTTGACGGGTACTGCAAGTACGGGTGCGGTAATTATAAATAGCACTGGTATTCTTGGTTATCAATTTAGTACAACATCGTCTGGACAAGCCCAGTTCTTTTTAAATACTGCTGATGGAAATGCTTATTTTAGAGGCACTATTTATGCGGGTGCGGGACAAGTAGGTGGATGGACTATTGGATCAACATCTATTTCTTCTGGAAAGTTGTCCACAAACCTATTGTCCATCTTTGACCCCAGTGCCGAAATAGGAAGTTGGTCCAATTACTGGACAGCATCTTACACAAGCATAACAGATCCATCTAATTCTATTGAGATTATTCAAAGTGATGGTGGCTACCAAGATCCATATTCTTTTGGATTTTATATTTATGAATATACACAATCTGGATCAATTGTTAATCCAGTAGCATTAATGTATAAAAGTGCTTCAGCATTAGTAAGATTTAGTGCTGCAGATTTAAATATTGTGAGCAATGGTAATTATGTTCTTTCCGCATATTGCAAGCTAAATGAATATAATACTTTTGGATCATCAAGCGTAATTTTAAAAATTGAAAGGTATAGTGCTTCAACTGGTGGAACGCTATTGGGCACAGCATCATCCGCACTAACTTCAATTTCCTCAACATCTTCTTGGACAAGAATTTCTGCATCAGTGTCTGCAAGCACAACAGATTATTTTAGATTTTCTTTAGTTGAACAAAAAACTTTAGGATGGTCATATGTGTCTAGTTATTCTGTGCCATCTAATACTTTTTCTATAGAATGGGATAAGTTGCAGCTAGAAAGTGGAACAACCCCCACAGGATATTCGGCACCTGGAGGAGCATTAACCCTATCTACGAATTCATCAAGTCCAGCCTTTTCTATTTTTTCAGATGCTCCAGGAGCAAGAACGCAAACTGTATCCTTCGACTTATCTGGAGCACAGACTGGAACATCATTAGCCCTATCTTCAGGAATCTCTGTCCAGGGAGATTCTACAGTTTATGGAGTATCTAGGTTAAGAGGAAATGTATCTCTTGGAACCTCTGGAGGAACAAATACACTTTACTCATATGGATCGCATTACTTTAGAGAAATTACAGCATTTAGTAAAAAAGCTACGTTCAACTCAGATGTTACTTTGGGAAATAGTTCAACAGACAGTATTGTGACAAATGGATATGTTCGATCTCCCCTAACCACATATTATACTAGTACGGGAGCACTACTTGTTCAAAGTGGCACTGGAGTCAATATGCTTAATGTATCAACATCGACAACAAAATATGTTCAAATTAACAATTCTTTACGAACATCAGAAGCATTATCGGTTTTGGGAGATATTAGTTACAGCGGAACCCTGGTAAATGCCTCATCAAGAAAATTCAAAAAGGAAATTACCGTTGTTGATATTCCAGATAGCATTTTGAATATTAACCCAGTAACTTTTGTTTACGATGAAAGCAAAACTCAGGTAGCAGAAACAGGAATGGGCAAGGTTAATTTTGGTCTAATTGCTGAAGAATTTGAAGAAAATGGTGTGCCAGAGGTTGTTGTTTACAATGAAGACGGAACTGTCCAAGGTTTGGATTATTCTAAGATTTCTGCACTTTTATTCCCACTGGTCAGAAGACAAAAAGAAAAAATTGAAGAATTAGAAAATAGAATTGCATTATTAGAAAACAAATAGTACAATTGGTAAACATACACAAAGGAGACATAAATGTCAGAACAACAAGTAGATACTGCAACATTAGAGCTTTTAGCTCAAGAACTACAAAACCGAATTGGTCAAATCACCAGTCAGTATGAAACAAACCTTGCTGTGCTTAAGGCACAGGCTACACAAGAAATTCAAGCTCGTGAACAGCGTATTCAAGAACTTCAGGGTGCATTAATCAATGCTCAAAAGGCAAAGGATTAGTTCTAATCCCCGTGTTCCTAGCGGTATGATTGCCCATACCGAAAAGGGTTATTTTTACATTAAAGGGGATAAAAGATTTAAGTTTATTTCTGACAGGGCAAGAATTTCATGGAATCTTCGTGAAGTTACTACAACAGAATCTGCAATGTCAGATGTTAAGTTGTCGGGAATTATTGGGTTTAGAGATGGATCTCTGATTAGAGATGTCTCTACATCCAAGATTTATCTTATTGTAGATAACAAAAAAATGCTTGTCGCCGATCCAGATGTGATATCTGATTTAGGATTCAAAAAGCACGATATTGTGCTTGTCAGTAAAAGAGAAGCAGATTTTCAAAAAGAAGGCGGTCATTTAAATGGCAGATAATAATGTTATTACATCATCAATGATTAGTAATTTACAAAATTCAATTAATGAAATTCAAAGATTGAATCTTAGACAGCTATTTGTTTCTAGCGCAGATAACACATCTGTAAAAAGTTTACCAATTATTGGTGACTTAGCTAGTTCTGGTCTTGTTGTTTTTACAACAACATTACCATTTAGTTTGTCTACAACAGCAACAAGCTATACAGTTCCATTTGCTAACGGCATGACATTCAATGAGGTTCCAACTCTATCTTTTGCCGTACAAATGGATAATGCAAATTTTGGAGTAATTCCAATTATTACTAATCTTACCACTACAAGTGCGGGAATTACTATCAAGGTTGTTGCGGGATCACCAGCATCTACAAATTTGGTGGTAGGAAAACTTCACATTACGGCTATTGGTTATCACTAATGTACAAGATTTTGAAATCTTGGGCAAAAAGAGATTTCAGGATTTCTAAAGAAGGATATGTGTTGATTAAAATACCAGAGCACCCAAAATCATTTAGGGGTTGGTATTACGAACATAGGCTAGTAATGGAAAAAAGCCTTGACAGAATCCTGGATGTATGGGAAACTATACATCATATAAACGAAGACAAAACAGACAACAAAATAGAAAATCTATTTTTGTGTACCAGAGAGCAACACAACAAAGCTCATAAGTAGAAAGTAATAAAATGACAAACGATCTTAAATGGATGTTATCCTCAGATCAGCAGTTTCCTTATCAAGATGATAAGATGATTGAACTATGGTTTAAAGTTATGCGATGGTTCAAGCCAGACGTAGTTGATTATTTGGGGGACACAGATGATCAAGCTTGTTATAGTAAATACACAGAGGGTCGTTCAGCAGAATTCCTAAAGATGTATAAGGATAATAACGGCGATCAGATCGTACCACTGATGCAACATGAAGCAAAATTAGCAAAAGAATTTTATACTAAAACTAGAAAGATTGCTAAAAATGCTCAACTGTTTTCCGCTTTGGGAAATCATGATATTCGGGTCTTTGACTATGTTGATGCAAAACTCCCAGAACATATTGATGTAGTAACTCCAGAATCTCTCTGGGGACTTGATTCTTTGGGATACGAATACATTTATTACAACGAGCCACCAAAACTTAGATTTGGCGATATTCATGTTCATCATGGAAACGCTATCTCTCAAAATGCTGGTGAATCTGTTCGTAAAGATGTAGATAATTTTGGGGTGTCCATTATTCGTGGACACTCACATCGTGCTGGTGTATACTTTAATACATACGAGTTACGAAATGGCGGTAAGGGTGAAACACTCAGGGGCTATGAAATTGGTCATATGTGTGATGAAAAGTCTAAGGGCATGATGTATACAAATAATCATAATTGGCAAAAAGCATTTGCAATTGCTCATATTGAGAATGGTGTATATCCACATATTGAATTAATCCATGTTTCGCCCGACTATACTTGCTACGTTGACGGAAAAAAGTTTTCCGTTTAATTAATCTAAAGGAGATTAAAATGAATTTAACACATTCACAAACAGAATCACTAACCTTTTTGGCACTAGGTATTGCTGTTACACTTCTAACATCTTTGTTGAAGACAGTAGACCTTTCACCAAAGAGTTCAAATGCCATTGCTGGTGTACTTAGTTTGCTTACTGGATATACCAGTGCTTACTTCTTAAAGAACGGAACAACGGATCTGTTAGATGCTGCAAAACACTCTACCTATATCTACGCAGCATCACAACTTGTTTACATTTATGCTTTACAAAATACAACTTTTAATGCATGGCTGACAAAGTTTAATCTTATTCCCAAAAAGGGATAAATGTTTTGTAAGAATTGTCAAGGTAGAGTATTTGTAGATAGAGTTTTTTCTCAAAAAATGAGGGTAGAACTATTCTGCTTCATGTGTGGAAAAAGATGGATGATTAAAAAAGATGAGAGTGTGTTAGGTCAATGGTTGTCAGAAAAAGAAAAACAATTGTCAAAATATCATATTTTTACCTAAACGGTAATCTTCATAAGGCTTTACACAGAAATCGTGCAGAAGACCTTCTGATTGCTTGGAATTATGTTGACGGTAAAAGGGTAGCCTATTCCTTATCTGATGTGATAAAGAATAAGGGTAGTGCCTATACTGTTACTCAAGCAGCAAAATTAATTGGAAGATCTACAGACACTATAAAAAGACATTGGCGAGCTGGGGACATTAAAAAGCCCCAGCAAGTCTACTCCCTTGACGAGAAAAAAACTCCAGGAAAAGTTTATTTTAGTGAAGATGATATGCGTGAATTGCAAAACTTTTTTAAAACAGTTCATCGTGGAAGACCTAGAAAAGATGGTCTTATCACCCCAGGTGATATTCCATCTAGGGCAGAACTAGAAGCCCTTATGAAAAATGAAAAAGTTCTTTATGCAAAAAATGACAGTGGAGAATTTGTCCCTGTTTGGAAACAACCAGATTGGTAAATCATGAGTTTGGAAAATGAACCCAAAAAAATATTAAAGTCATCCCTAGAAGTCCTTGAGAAGTCTTATAAACTTGCAAAGAAAAAGGGGGACTTGGAAAATATGCTTGCTATATCCGATAGACTTATGTTACTATATGAATTGCTATCAAATGTAAAAGATAGTAAAAAGGGGAATTCACTAGGATTCCTGAGAGATATGGTGGAAGATGAGTAATACAAGCGTAAGAGTTAATTTAGAATTTGTTAGAAATCTTGGTAATTATGAGAGTATCAGAATTTCTATCGGTGTGGAAGATGCTGTTCGTCAGGGTGAAACCGTTAATGATGCAACAGATCGTGTATATGAGTTTGTGGAAAACAAGCTTATCGAAAAGTCAAATGAAGTAGAAGCCGAACTTAAGGGTAACAAGAAATAATGACAAAAGAAGATGCTAAACTTGCTCATGCTTTGGTGAGCAAGTATGTTGCGTTATATCAGGATAAGTATTCCAAGGCACCGCACATTAATAGGCATAGAGAGAAGTGGGCTATGCAAGATGTAATCGACAGCGTTGGTTACGATAGGTCAAAAGAACTATTAGAATACTACTTTAAAATTGCAAAACCAGGTCATCCACTAACTTGGTTTTTTTATAATTTTGACAAGATCGATGAAAATATGGTAAAGTTACAACAAGATAAAGAACGCAGAAAATTTTTGCTGGAACAAACAAAAAAGATGGTAGAAGAAAATGAATAGTGAAGCAGCCCTAATTTCGTCAGTATGCAATAACAAAGATATCTCAACCGTACTTGCGGAAAATATTGATGATGTATTTGTATCGCATAAAGATGTTTGGGACGGCTTGAAGTCTTATTACAATAAGTTTCGTGCTGTTCCCGATGTATCAGTCTTGCAGGAAAAGTTTAAGGATTTTGAGCCTGTTA